CAGCACACCTACCTTCTGCCAAATCTTTAATTGTAAACTTTGCCATAATTTTTGATTTTTGATTTACACAAAATTAGGCATTCTCAATGAATTAACAAAGAAAACGCCTAATTATTTTTAGATAAATTTTAGTTCTAAAACTTTCAACATTTGCATTTATCCCATAATGCTTTCTTCCATTTAGTGATATATATATATCCACCACTTTTTAAGCCAATCAAAAGAGTATACTTTGATTAGAGGATACATGATAGCCAATATCAAAACTATCAGAAAATACAGGCATAGTAATATGATCTTTATCACTGCTCCTAAAGCAATGAATAATATGGTAATGATTACTCCTACCAAAGATGCTAAATTTTTCATCTTTTCTTTATCTTATATTTGTTGAATTCCTTAGTTGCTTCAATTCTGTTTGCAAATTTAACTGTTGTTAAATTATTATTATGCAAAATAGAGACTTCCCATTCAAATGCATGTATACCTGAGAGGATAATTTTCCTTCCAAGTTGGTCTATGAGAGTCATTCTTATACAGTTTTTGCAATTTTCTCTATGATATTTACGTTTCATTTTCTATTTTGTCTATCTTTTTAGAGAAATGGGTTAAAATTGAAGACAGTATATCCAGTTATATATAATAAGATTAGTATAAAGTGGTTTATACTACAAACCACTTTATTTTGATAGAGGAAAATACTAACAAATTGTCTAGAATTATACATAGTATCTTGGATGTAAGTAGTATTTACAATGAGACCAATACTATTATTTAGTTATCTCATCTTTTTGTATTAAATAATAGATAATACCTTTAAAACTAACTACAGGTGGTATTATTAACCTGTAAACATTATATTATACTTAAAGTATTAATTTATAGCTAATATTAATCAGAGCAAATATTAATCAATTCTCATTTTAATTAGGGCAAATATTAATCAATTCTCATTTTAATTAGGGCAAATACATAATACTTGACTTATTAATTAGAGCAAATACATAATACTTGACTTATTAATTAGAGCAAATACATAATACTTGACTTATTAATTAGAGCAAATACATAATACTTGACTTATTAATTAGAGCAAATACATAATACTTGACTTATTAATTAGAGGTCAAGAAGAGGAAAGTAAAGGATAACTATGCAGTAGATATACCTTATTTATTAAAGGAAAGTTATCTATTTCAATCCTCTTCCTGACCTATTTGAATAGGTTGAAGGTTTAAATAGTTTAGAAAGTTTTGAAGGTTAGGAAGGTTAAAAATAAGAAGTATTATGTATTAGCCTTAAAAGAATCAATAAAGAAAAATTAAGGAGAGTCATAAAGACTCCCCTTATTGAGATTAGAAGGATGCAATGGTAGGAGCACCATTACCCTCTTCATGGAGAAGATAGAACAGGCCAGTAGGATTCCTCTCAGTCTTCTCACCTTCTACATAGGATACCATAGGATGCTTAGGTATCCCAGCAGATGCAACAGCACCTGTTTCAGCACCATAGGTGAAGAAGAGATTTCCATTCTTCGGATTCTTCTTAACATCGAGCCTATCTACTTTGGTAAGAGCTTTGAACTGCTCGATAGTGTAGGTCTTGAGGAATTTAAGTGTCTTTTCCATGATAATTGATTGTTTAAAGGTTGATAAAAGAAAATAGATTATTTAAAACCCCTATAGGGGGACAATCCCCACGGGCCAAGAGATAGGGGAGGTCTGGTTGGTGTATTTCTCCCTCATACAAATACCATCCACTAATAAAAAAAATATTAAAAAAAAAAAATATTAAAAAAAAAAAAAATAATTTTATTATAGATTTGGAAATTAAAAATATTTTACGTATCTTTGTCCCAATGGGACATAACAAGTATATTATGTTAACATTAGTACCTTTAAGGTAGGAGGGTATATTTAGGACTGAACTGCTCTGAGCCAAGTGGGGAGAATAAGGGGTACCCACCTCTGGTACGGTAAATCAGAGGCTTTTAGAATATAATGTTCTAAGAGTGATAATAGGGGTAGACTAATAATATATAAACGGGGGATGTACTAAATATATTGAGAGCCATAATCTCAATCCTGGGGGATGAAAAAGAGAACCCCTAGGGTCCCTTTTTATACTAAATAATTATATATAAATTATTTGATTAAAGAGTGTTAATGATTAATCTAATAGAATTAGGAATATTATACCTAAATTAGTAGGATATGAAAAAAAGAAAATATAGAGAAAGGTATTCTAAAGATCATAAAGATGAAGATGTTCTTAATATTATTAAGAACAAGCACTCTATACTAGTATCTTTGAATGAAAGATATAAAGATTATTATGCAGAAAATATTAAACCTAGAAGAGGAATATCATTAATAAAGTATGAGTACCCTCTAAATAATAAATCTAAATAGATTATGGAATATAAGAACAAGAGATTTAAGTTCTTTAACTCTACATGGACTATTAAGTATGTGAAGGAGCCTATAAAGAATATTGATGTGCCAGATGAGGGGGTTATATTTGGAATAACCAAACCTGCTCAAAAAGAGATATTAATAGCTCTTCTTAATGATACAGGAAAGCCTTACAGTAAAGAACATATAGAGGAAACCTTAAAACATGAATTGATACATATGATATTTCATGAAGGGCAGTATAATAGTTGCTATGTAGATGAGCCTCTTGTAGAATGGGTAGCTAAATCCTTGATAGAGCTTAAAATTAAAAATCTGATATAGTGAAAATTATTTATAATAAAGTTCTTCCTATAAAAGGGTATAAGATAATAAATCTATTTGGAGTTCTCTTTGTAAGAGTAAATCCAGATGGAACAAGGCCCTCTATCTTAGAGGAGGATATTAACCATGAAGCTATACATACTGCACAGATGAAAGAGTTACTATATGTAACCTTTTACATATGGTATTTTATTGAGTGGTTAGTAAGATTGGTTCTAAATCCGAAGAATGCTTATAGGTCAATCTCTTTTGAGAGAGAGGCATATGAAAATGAGAACTATTTGCACTACCTTCATGATAGGAAAAGATTTAATTGGACACAATATTTGAGGAAGTAAAACATGGAAGTAGGATTAACAATATTATTGTTTATAATGGTGATTCTAAATCTTAGTACTGCTATACCTCTATTAAAAGGACTTAAATTTCAAATAGAGGATTACACATGTAGTCAAGAGGTAAAAGAAGTAAAAACCAATATTATGGCACTTAAGATAATTAATACATTATCAGCTATAGCCAGTATAGTAGCTATAGTATTATACAGCATTTAAGACTACACTAGTAAAAAAAAATTCCTATTTTATTTGGTAAATAGGAATTTTTTATTTATCTTTGCAATGTCCTTAAAAAGGAATTAAAATTAATTGATTAAAGATAATTAATATGACAACAAAGAAATGGATTTCAGCAGCTATAATAGCTGTAGTGGTAGTAGGAGCTTTAGCACTTATTAAGTTATTCCCCTTCTGGGTAACTCTTTCCTGTCTTATATCTTTAGCAGGAGGCTTAATTGCAGGATATTTGCTTAAAGATAAAGTAGAAACTGTAGTAAACATGGTAGATTCTACGGAGGTAATTAATAGTATTAAAGATTGGTTCTCAAGCCTTACTGCAAGTGAAATTTCAAAAGCTGCTTCAGTAGTAAAGAAGACTAAAACTACTGCAGCTAAAACAGGGAAATAAAACCTGTTTTATTGAGGTATGGTGTAATGGTAACACTGCAGATTTTGGTTCTGTCATTGTAGGTTCAAGTCCTGCTACCTCAACTACCCTCCTTGCATAATGGAGATGCAGAGGCCTTCTAAGCCCCTTATAGGAGTTCGATTCTCTTGGAGGGTACTAAATTAATTAATTTGATATGGCATTAGATAAGTGGATGCATTTAATAGTAGGTTTTACTATTGCTACTACTGTTAGTTTGTTCCTACCAGCTTGGATAGGCCTAACTATTGGAGTTCTAGCTACTTTAGCTAAAGACTTTATATGGGATAAGTGGCTAAAGAAAGGGACATTTGAAGTAGCAGATATTTATTGCGGAGTCATTGGTTCGTTTATTGGTTTTTGGTTTGGATTTTTATCCCAGCATATATAGAGATCATTATGATCTCTGGCTAGGATTCTCTTTTTAGCAGTTAGAGACTAAAGAAACTGCTCCTATTCCTCAATAGCTCAGTTGGTTAGAGCACCTGACTGTTAATCAGGAAGTCCCAGGTTCAAGTCCTGGTTGAGGAGCTAAATATTAAATCTTGGGGTACCAGAGTGGTTTAATGGCACAGACTGCAAATCTGCTGATTCGTGGGTTCAAATCCCACCCTCAAGTCAGTAAATTATGGAAGATAAATTAGATAAGATACTTAAGAATCAAGAGGTTCTTAATAAGAACCAGTTAGCAATATATGGAATTCTCCTGAAAATTGAGGAAAAACTTCCTTCAGGAGGAAAAGAATTCCTTAGAAACTATTTAGCAGATATAGCAGGTACAATTACTGCAGAGTTGGGATTAGTCGATATATTGAATACTTTAAGGAAAAGATAATGCCTCCTTGGTGGAATGGTAGACACACCAGATTTAGGATCTGGGATGAAATAATAGTAGTGTGTAGGTTCGAGTCCTACAGGAGGTACTGGCTTATTAATACAATATTGTTAAAATAGATGATTATGTATGAAGATATCCTATTGTCTCCTATAGAGACAACCAGAAGGCAAGAAGAACTTAATACAGGTACTTCAGAGTTTTTCATAAACTTTCTAAATAGACTGGAGGGATGGAAAACTAAATGTAAGAACTTACATTGGGCAGCGCCTAAAAAGAATATCCATGTTTATTTAGATGAATTCTTAGAGATTTTGTCTGATTATCAGGATTCCCTGGCAGAGGAGTATCAAGGGCTGCTTGGGCACATGCAACCTAATGTAATTAAAGGAACAAGCAGTGAGGCATTGAATGCTATAGACTTTATTAATGAAGTAAAGAGTTACTCATATAAATTTTATGAAGCCCTTTCTGAGGAAACTCCATATGCTGGTATAAGGTCAGAGTGTGAGACATTTATTCATAATATATTGAAATATAAGTATTTATTTGAATTATGTGATATTAAGCCATATTAAAGTAATGAAGCCTTCTTAGTATAAGGGTAATTACTCCTGTCTTGTAAACAGGAAATGAAAGTTCGATTCTTTCAGAAGGCTCATGAGTCAGTGATCATAATATGCTGTGAGAAGGCTGACATCTCTTAGGGACTAGTATATACATTGTATTAAGACACCTATGTATTAAAATTTTATAAGATTAATTATTCCATAATCTTCAGTCTTTTATCAATGTGTCCAGTGAAGAGAGGTGTAGGGTAAGGCAACCTACAAGGCCATAGTACCAGTGTCCCAAATCTATGGCAACATGCAGATGGGTGAAACGGATATACAAATCATATGAGTCTCATAATCTCATGATAGCCAGTTCGACTCTGGCATCTGCAACAATAAATATATAAACTATGGCAAAGGTAGAAGAGAAGCAAGTACAGATAGAAAGGGATTCATCAAAGATGAATGTATTCTCAGGAAATACTCTGAGAGAGGTTATAAATTATGCTAACTCCCATTCTTTAAGAAGAGAAAATATAATATCTATCTTAAAGGAAAATGGCCAGTTTTGGCTTATTTATTATAAATGAATTCTATATACAAGATGGAGAAGCAAGAAATGATAGAAAGGGATCTGATGAATGAGGGAGAGTTTAAAAAATACCTGGAAGAGGTATTGAGTTATAATAGAATCTCTCCTGAGACAATAGGAAAATATAGATCTATTGGAAGAGCTATTAGAAGGGGACATGTAACTCAATTAGGGATGGCAGTCCCTAGGAGGCCTTTTAATAATAGATCCAATACTAGTAGAAGAAAAGGTATTGACAGTAGAAACAATGTGGTAAAAAAGACTCTGTATGAACAATTTATGCAATATTATGGAAGAGCATCCAAACAAGGATTACTATGATTCTATTCCAGTAGCCTATTGTAAGAATTGTTTATCATTGAAAATAATGAGTCTGAATGATTCTTTAGATTACTGCGATGAATGTGGAAGTACAGATATAGAATTGTCTGATATAGTATCTTGGGAAGATATATACAAACAAAGATATCATAAATCATTTATTAATAAATAAAATTACAATGGAAGAGAAGAAAGTAACAAAGGCTAAGAGTGAAAAGGTTGGTGCAGAAAAGCCTGAAAAGCTCTCATATGAGCAATTGGAAAATATAGCTCATCAGTTAAGTGAACAGTCCAGAGAATTATATAATAAATTACAGGAGGCTAATATGTCTAATCTCTTTAAACGATTGGACTATTTATTTAAGATTCTTGAAAATAGTCATCACTTTGCTAATGAGTTTATACAAGGCTGTATCTCAGAGATTGAAGAATTAATGAAGCTTCCAGAGGAAACTCCTGATACTCCGGAAGAATAATTTTAATATAGACAATAATATAATGAATAGGGAAATAAATAATGTTATTAGAATTCCTACTTCATTGGATAGTAAGTTCTTCCGGTATTGGTTTGAGTTTTTACGCCCATTTCATAAATTAACTGAAAGAGAAATAGATGTAATTACTAGTTTTGTAAAACAGAGATATGAGCTCAGTAAGGTCATCAAGGATAATGAAATACTTGATAGAGTTACAATGAGTGAGGATACGAAAAGAAAAGTAAGGGAGGAATGTAACATGACTCTACCACATTTTCAGGTGATTATGGGTAAATTAAGAAAGAGTAAAGTGATTATTGATAATAAGATAAATCCTAGATTTATTCCCAATATTAAAGAAGATTCAGGAATATTTCAACTTCTTTTACTTTTTGACTTAAAATGAACTATTATGAAATAATCAGTAAGGTCTCTCAGGAGACTGGAATTCCTATTAAAGTAGTAGACCTGGCTTACAAATCGTATTGGAAGTTCATAAAGCAAGAAATTCAAGCCTTACCCCTTAAGGGAGATATCAGTGAGGAGGAATTTAATTCCTTGAGGACCAACTTTAATATCCCTAGTTTAGGGAAGTTCTATCTAACTTGGGATAGAGTACAGGGCTGTAAGAAAAGATCTGAGATTATTAAGAAGATAAAGAATGAAAAGAGTATTCATAAGTCAGCCAATGAGAGATAAAACAGCATCAGAGATAATTCTGGAAAGAAACAAAGCAATCTCTGATATTGTTAATAAATTGGGAGAGGATGTATATATTATAGATACTTATCTAACAGAAGGTCCTATGGATGTACCTCCTTTATGGTATATAGGGAAATCTCTTGAATTGATGTCAACCGCCGATATTGTTTACTTTACTGAAGGGTGGGAGAGATATAGAGGTTGTAGAATAGAGCATTTAGTAGCTTATGAATATAATATCAAAATAATGAATTATGCTGAAGATTAAGAAGATTAAGCCCATGTTCACAGCTCTTATAACTACTATGGATAAGTATGAACATGATGAAATAATTAGTGGATTAATAGATCCTTTAAAGAGAGAAGGCAGTATAAAAGAGTATCAGACTGTACTTTCAGTTGGAAGTATGGTAAAAGATATTAAAGTGGGGGATCTGGTATGTATTAATCCTACGAGATTTGCTGTAAAGAAACATAAAGAGGGAACTCTAAAAGATGGAATAGTAAAGGATAATCCTGTGATTCAATATAATTTCGATGTAATAGAAATGGATGGAAAGCAATGTTTACTGCTGCAAGATAGAGATATTGATTTTATTATTGAAGATTGGGAAGAAGTACAGGACGAGATTCCCTCTGCATTAATTAAACCAGCTAATGATATCATAGTATAATATACTAGGGGGGAGGGGATAAAGAACATCTCCACCCCTTTTTCTTAATTATCAATTTATCATATAAGTATGAAGCTATTTAAATATGAGGGATATAAAGTAACTATAGCACCTGAAGCTTTACTCCTAAAGCCGTTTAGGCAAATATGGCAAAGAGATAGAAGTAAAAATAAGGATAAAGCCCTAATGGAATTAGGGTTTATTTATTTCTTTTGTGACACTAGAAGTGACTATCAGTATCTTACTGATGAAGATGAGAGAAAGAGGGCTATTAAAGAAGGAGAAGGACTCCCAATTAATTGGGAACCTGATAAAGCAGTTCTAGAAGCTATGAAACTATACAATAGTTTTAAATCTATATCTGCACTACTTCTTGAAGACACTAGATATGCTGTGGATAAATTAAGAGCCTTATTAAGAGACATAGATCTATCTAAGACTGATGACAAGGGTAAACCTATATACCCACTTAATACAATTACAGCTACTATAAAACAGGTACCTTCCTTAATTAAGGACTTGGATGAAGCAGAAAGAGCTTTAGCTAAAGAACAGGCAGACTCTGGTAGAATGAGAGGACAGGGAGAGAAAACATTGTTGGAAGATAATTTGAATATATAGCATGAGAGCTGAAGAGGTTATAAAGGGACTCAATAAGCATATTGAGGATAAAAGATGTAATAAAAATATTAAAACTACTGGCCACTTAGTTCTACAAAAGACTATTACTCCTCATCCTACATTCAAGGCTTATAAGAAATATAAGGGTATAATATGGTTTGTAAAGGGGAATAGAAAGTATAAGGTATTATCTGTAGAGTATAATAGTAATGTCTCTTCTGCAGAAAGAGAGATTGCTATATTACTATGTCAATCAATATTCAATTGGATAGGCTCAGTATTTTATGAACAAGTGATAAATGGTACATATATAGGATATGAAGCTGCAGAACATAAATATGAATAAATATCAAACTGAACTAACTGAGGAATTGATTAATAGCCTTCCTCAAGAAGTCCAGGATCAACTATTTGATACTATAAATAATGTAGAATTTGTCAAGAGGCTTATAAGTCCTACAAGAGAATATGCTAAAGATAGACCTAGGGACAAATATGGTAGAATTATTGTAGATCCAGCTAATCCCCATATTCTAGAGGATATGGATTATTTCAGACCTACTGCCTTACATTACCAGAAATATGGTACTTTTACTAATCTAAGACCTAATTCAAACCCTAATAGTGAATATGGAAAATGGCTTAAGCAGGAAATACACAGATGCTGGGATGGATATATAAGAGAGTCTGATGGAGAATGGGTAACAGGTTATATGTATTTTTATTTAAACTATTGTCCTATAATGCTTTCTAAAATCAGAGGAGAATCTAAGCAAGCAGATAGAGTATTTGATTTCCCTGAAGTCTGGGAGGGAATTTACTGGAGATTCCATTATATAGATCAGATGAGGAATGGAGGACTATATAATAATTTTGACGGTGGAAATCATGGAGCTGAGCTAGCTAGAAGAGGTGCTTCTAAGTCATACAGTTTAGGCTCTATAGCTGCTCATAATTTTATATTAGGAGAGAATGAAACAGCTTCTAAAAGGATTAACACAGTTATAACTGCTTATCAGAAGGAATATCTGACTAAGGATGGAACTTTAAATAAGTTCTTGTCTATGGCTGACTTTTGTGCAGAAAATACTCAATTTCCTAGGAAAAGATTAAAATCATCTATACAGGATATGATATGGACTATGGGATACAAAGATATAGATGCAGGAGTAGAAAAAGGTACTCATAACACTGTCCTAGGAGTATCATCCAAAGATGATGAATCAAAAATGAGAGGTAAAAGAGCTCATATATTGGTAGATGAGTTTGGTACATTTCCAAGACTTATTGATGCATACAATGTATGGTTGCCTTCAGTTCAAGAGGGAGATATAGTATTTGCAATGATTTATCTATGTGGTACAGCAGGAGATAGTGAGTCCGACTTTGCAGGTGCTCAGGAGATCATGTATAATCCTAAAGGATATAATATGTATGCACTACCTAATGTATATGACAGGAATAACCAGGGTAGGCCGTATTTTGTATTCTTCTTTCCAGGTTATATAAATAGAAAAGGATGTTATAATGAGAATGGAGTATCTGACGTTATCAAAGCTCTTATAGAAATATTTCTAAATAGGTACAGAATTAAGTATAATTCTACAGATCCTAATACAATTATTAAAACTATAGCTGAAATACCTATCACTCCTTCAGAAGCTATCATAAAGACTGGAGTTAATATGTTTCCTGTAACTGATCTTTCTGAAAGACTAGGGCAGCTGGATAGCAATCCAAGAGAATATGACGATGTATACGTAGGTGAATTATTGATAGATAAGAGTGGAAAAGTAGATTTCAAACCATCCTCTAAACAACCTATCAGAGATTTTCCTCATAAAGATAATAAGATAGAAGGAGCTATTGAAATATATAAGATGCCTGAGAAAGATAAGTCTGGTAAAGTATTTGACAATAGATATATCTGTGGAAATGATCCATATGATGATGATTCTTCTGATACTATGTCTTTAGGTTCCATGTATATTTTAGATTTATGGACTGATACCATAGTAGCTGAGTACACAGGAAGACCAGCATTTGCTGAAGATTTTTATGAAATATGTAGGAAGATGTGTCTGTTTTATAATGCCCGAATGAATTATGAGAATAATAAGAAGGGATTATTTGCATATTTTTCAAAGATGAATTGTTTATATCTTCTGTCTGATACATTAGATTTTCTTAGAGATAAAGATATGATTAAGGGGTATGGATATGGAAACAAGGCCCACCCATATACACAGAAAGTATATACTCCTGATGGGATAAGGCTCTGGGGAGATATAAAAGTAGGAGATAAATTATTCAATACTACTGGAGGAGTCACAACTGTTACAGATATTCCATTCGATGCTATAACTGATATTTACGAGATAACTCTGAAGGATGGAAGGAAGGTGAGGGCATCTGAGAACCATCTATGGAATGTTATTGATTGGAATGGAAGGGAAAAAGTACTAAGTACTAAAGATATGTTGTCTGGATATTATAGAGAGAAGGGTATTTATAAGGAGTACAAATATTACATTCCGAAAAATATGGGAGTAGAATATAGGAATATACCAGTAGAGCTTCCACCATATTTTATGGGTATAATGTTAGGAGATGGATGTTTCACTCAATCAAAATATAATCAAGCAAATTTTACATCATCATTAACTGATATGGAATCTTATAAAAACGATGTACCATATGAATATAAAACTTATGATGATAGACATCATAAGTGGTTAGTTAAAGGCATAGGTAAAATACTTACTAAGTATAATCTTATAGATAAAACTTCTCATACCAAATTCATCCCAGATATATATAAATATAATAGTAAGGATGTGAGACTAAACTTATTGCAAGGGCTTTTAGATACAGATGGTCATATAGGTTATGGAGGTAATCCTGAATATATAACAGTATCGGAACAATTTAGCTATGATGTATTGGAAGTGGCAAGAAGTCTAGGAATAAACTGTAATAGACAGATTACTAATAATAGATATGGTAAAGTATTCAAAATAGTGTTTTACACTGATATAAAGCTATTCAAGTTAAATAGAAAAGCATCAAGGCAAAAGATTACAAAAACCAGAGCTTATAAGACAGCTATAACTAATATCAAGTTGCTTGGTAAGGAACAGTCCAAATGTGTCACTGTGGATTCTAAGGATAGCTGTTATTTAATAGGAGATTTTGTAACTACTCATAACAGTAAGGGCACTAATGCAACTGCTCCTATCAATGCTTATGCCAGGAATCTATTGAGAAGCTGGTTACTGAAGCCAGTACCTATGATACAAACTATTGATGGAGAGGAAAAAGAAGTTATGATTCCTAATCTGTATAGATTAAGGTCAAGGGCCCTGATAAAAGAACTTATATTATATAATAGTGAAGGAAACTTTGACAGAATATCAGCTATGGGGATGTTAATGCTCTTAAGAGAAGATAAGATGATTCTTTATAATGGGAATGTAAGCAGAGCAAAAGAGGAAGATGCATCTTCATCATATCTAGGCAATGATCCATTCTTTAAAACTAACTATGATCTAAGATTAAAGAATAGCTTTAGTAGAAATGAAAGTATATGATTAATAAATCATTTATAATATTGTAGACTTGACTTATTTTATATACTTTTGTGTGAAATAAATGAGTATAGTATGGCTGAACTGATAAATTTGCCTCCTCAGCAATTACCCTTCAGCAAGAAGAATAAGGCTTGGAGGAAAAGACATTTGGATTGGGCTGATAGTAAGACATTTTTTAACTACAGCCCTGTTAGAAAGTCAGTAATTCATAAAAAGATTAATTATGATTTACTGAATGGTAAGTTACATATGTCTGATATGGAGGTTGTGCTGAATCCTGAAGGAATAAAAGCTGAATTTATTCCTGATAGGATACAACATTATCCCATTATGAATAGTAAGTTGAATGTTCTCAGAGGAGAAGAGGCTAAGAGAGTATTTGATTATAGAGTAGTTATAACTAATCCCAATGCAATTTCTGAGATTGAGAACAATAAAAAGGATGAGTTATTTCGGAGACTTCAAACATTAGTAGCTGATACATCCAAATCAGAAGAAGAGTTCAACCAGGAGCTCGAAAAGATGAATTATTATTATACCTATGAGTGGCAAGATCTTAGGGAAATAAGATCTAATGCTCTTTTGAATCACTATGTGAAAGAGTATAATATCCCTCTCCTATTCAATAATGGATTTATGGATGCAATGGCTATTGGAGAAGAGATATACCAATGTGACATCGTAGGAGGTGAGCCAATTATAGAAAGGGTAAATCCATTAAAGATTAGAGTATTCAAATCAGGGTATTCTAATAAAATAGAGGATGCTGATATCATTATTATAGAAGATTATTGGAGTCCTGGTAAGGTCATAGATACCTATTATGATGTTTTGAGTAAGAAGGATATGGAATATATAGAGAGTATCCCCGATCATGTAAGTCAAGCTTCTATAGACTCAATGGATAATATTGATGAAAGATTTGGGTTTGTCAATAACAATATGGTTGGGGAAGAGATGAGCTCTAATGGATTCTACTTTGATCCATTTAATCTATTCTCTGATTCTATTTCCAACTCCTTATTACCCTATGATTTAGCCGGCAATTTAAGAGTTCTCAGAATGTACTGGAAATCCAGAAGAAAAATAAAGAAGGTAAAATCCTATGATTTAGATACTGGTGAAGAAATATATAACTTTTATCCTGAAACTTACATTATTAATGAAGACTTGGGGGAAGAGGAACAGATATTTTATGTTAATGAAGCTTGGGAAGGGACAAAGATAGGGACTGATATCTATGTTAATATGAGACCTAGAGTTATTCAGTATAATAGGTTATCTAATCCTTCCAAATGCCATTTTGGTATTATAGGTTCTATATATAATCTAAATGAGAGTAGGCCATTCTCTCTTGTAGATATGATGAAGCAGTATAATTACCTGTATGATGCTATTCATGATAGACTTAATAAATTGATGGCTAAGAACTGGGGCAAGATATTAAGATTGGATTTAGCTAGAGTGCCTAAAGGTTGGGACATAGAAAAGTGGATATATTATGCTAAAGCCAATGGACTTGCTGTTGAGGATAGTTTTAAGGAGGGTAACATAGGAGCTGCTACAGGTAAATTGGCAGGAGCATTAAATAATGCCTCTTCTGGAGTAATTGATGCTGAGTTTGGCAACTCAATTCAGCAACAGATTAATCTTTTGGAATTTATTAAGCTTGAAATGTCAGAAGTAGCTGGAATAACCAGACAGAGAGAAGGTCAAGTTAGCAATAGAGAAACAGTAGGAGGAGTAGAGAGAGCTACTTTACAATCCTCCCATATTACTGAGTGGTTATTTGTAATACATGATGATGTGAAGAAAAGAGCTCTTGAGTGCTTTCTTGAGACTGCAAAAATAGCTTTTAAAGGAAGAAGTAAGAAGTTTTCATATATTTTATCTGATGGATCTGAGAGAATAGCTGATATTGATGGAGATGAATTTGCAGAAGCTGACTATGGTTTGGTAGTTGACAATAGTAGAGGAGCACAGGAACTAGATCAAAAACTAGATATGCTGGCACAAGCAGCTTTACAAAATCAAACATTATCATTCTCTACTATAATGAAACTGTATAATTCCAGTTCTCTTGCTGAAAAACAGAGGTTAGTAGAAAGAGATGAGCAACTTATACAAGAGAGAATCTCTCAGTCTCAGCAGCAACAGTTAGAGGCTCAGCAACAAATAGCTCAGATGGAGTCTCAACAGAGACAAGCTGAGCTTCAACAGAAAGAGCAGGCTAACATCAGAGATAATGAAACTAAGATTCTGATTGCACAGATGCAAAAGGAAGACAAAAATGATGGTATCAAAGAGCCCGAATTTTCAGAAGAAGCAAAAGCCAATCTGCTTGAAAAGATTAGGGAATTTGATGAGAGATTAAAGCTTGATAAAGATAAGATGAAGCTAGATGAGAAGAAACATAAGGAGGATATGGCCTTAAAAAGAAGGTCTTTAAATGAGAAGTCGATTATAAGTAAGAAATAAATATGAAAAGATTTAGAACTATATTTGAGTCAGCTGTAACACCTCCATCTGAAAATGATTTATGGTTGAAGAAAGGAGAATTACTATATTACTCGAATGAAGGATGGAAAAACATATTAGGGAATGCAGATATTGACTTATCTGATTATTATACATCAGAAGAGGTTGATGGCCTTCTCTCTTTGACAAAAATTGAGATTAATAATGATATAGAGCAGGACCTTGGTGTAGTGTATCAGACCATTAATAAGAAACAAGATAAACTGAATGGAGTTGGATATGTAAAAGCTAATGGTACGTCTATATCTTATGATAATAGAACGTTTGTAACAGGAGATTCAAGCGGAACAGCTGATAAAGCTAAGACTCTTTCTGTTGTAGTTATATCTAATTTTGAAACTTTTAATCCAGCAACTTTAAATATGCAGATTGGAGAAATCAGAATGTTTAAAGCTTCATCTGCTGTTGGTTCACCGTGGGGCTCTGCCTCCTCTTGGGCAGGATTCATAATATTGGTACAGAGTGGATATTGGAAGTATGAGGCATTATCTTCTTCATATAGAGATGGAATTGCTGTTGGATATTATAGGAGCAATAATGGATTTGATGGGTGGAAATATTCTCCATCATTATCATCTAGTGCTGTATCATGGAATGGGGGATCTCCATTTGAACTAACAATAAAAAACTTCAATGTAAATGGGGTAAGTGGAGGATTAATAGCACCCAGTTCATGGAATGGTAGTTATCCATTAAATATATGGGCACCTACAAATGCAGGAGCTGCAGGACAGGTCCTTACATCATCAGGAGCTGGATTAACTCCAGTATGGAAAGATCTTGTTGACATACCTGCTGCAGAGTCAGCGAAAAAATTATCTAATCCACGTCTTATCTGGGGACAATCCTTTGATGGAACTAAAGACGTTGATGGTGCTTTCACTATGAATATGAATACTGGATCACATGCTCTTACCCTTAATATTCCTGCAGGTGCAAATGTTATCAATGTTAATAGTGGGAGTTATACGATATCTGCGAATAGTATACATACTGTTGACGTACGGGAAATATCTTCTACTTTTTCTAAAGGGTGGAGATATCTAGACACTGAGTCATCATCCACTGGCTTATATGTTTTTGGTGTACATGGAGATGCAGGGGCTGTGGATTATTATTTCTACGGAGGAAATTATAGTTCGCCTCTTCTTAAAATTAATAGAAATACATCATCCCCTAGAGCTGAATTATCTGGAACAATGCAGGCAAGTGGATTTAAAACACCATCAGGAACCTCTTCTCAGTTTTTAAAAGCTAATGGTAGTGTAGATTCTAATACCTACATAACAAATACTAATCTCACATCCCGGTTAGATGATTATGTTACAATAGAAACCACAATAAATGGGAAGGAGATAGGTAATGGTGTTAATTTGGTACCCTCAGATCTGGGAATACAACAGAAAAATATAAATATAAACGGAAGCTCTAAAACTGTTTATGCTCCTAATACTGAAGTGATAGGAACCATATATGCTCCTACTTCTGCAGGGAATGCTGGACAAGTTCTTAAATCTAATGGTTCAGGAGTTCCAGTCTGGGCTAATTTTTCAGAGGCAGAATATGGGACTGAAATGACATTCAGGTTCGGGACTGATAATGGAGGTACAATATATACGCCTGGACATGAACCAGTTAAGCTTCCAAATAATGGTAGTGGTTCTAATATTTCATTTTTTGATAGGGCACCAGTAGTGGTATCTTTTGCTAGTAGAAGTCAGTGTAGAGGGCTAGAACTTGCTCTTCAATTCTCTGCAACTGAAAAATTTGTTTTGTATAGAATGTCTACAACGCAAGCAGATAATATTAATAATGGAGTAATGGTCCAATATGATTATACTGCTTCCATGGGTCCTACTTATCCTACCTTAGCAGGGATAATCTTCTATCCCAGTAATGGATGCTACTATATATTAAAGTATAATCCAACAGAATAAATATTAAATAATATGAAAATAAGAGAAATTATAAAGAGTAGTAAAGCTCCTCAACCACAAGATTTATAGTTGGATAATAATCAGCTAAAGTATTTCAGTGGTAGTGGATGGAAAACTTTAACGGGAGATAGTGATGATAGGCATGAGTTGGAGGAAAAAGTAGATGATCTGGATAAGGAAATGGGAGAGGTAAAATAATCTATTAATGAGATGGAGAGTTACTTTAGCCCATCAATCTATTTACATATAGGAGATTCTGATGAGGTAAAAGCTCAGAACTTAGCTAATTTACAAGTTATATCTACGGGAGATCCTTTTCAATGTGAAATAAATTATGGTTTTGGAGTAGGTAGAATGTCCTCTAGTGGGGGATTTGCTCATGTAACAACCTCGGAAGGTTACGAAGCTTTCTATGATATATCTACAGATGGAGCAGTAACCAAGAACAGTACGTATGTTAAACCCAATGAGCCATTACAGGTTGTGCTCTCTGTAGAGGATTTAGAATCTGCAGTAGATGATACAACTTCAGCTGCTATACAAAAAGCAGCTCTTATTGTGATTATTGATGAAGAGGGTAAATCTACAGTTTGCACTAGAATAATGAATGATAGCTCTCCTAATCCATCATTTTTTGTTCCATCATCAGATAATACTCTAATGAGACTTACTTTCAACATTACTAGTAAAACATTTTCATCTAGTGAATACAAGCCTAACATAAACTTAGTCGCTGCTACTGTAGATACATTAGGAGCAGTTAAACAAGCAGATAGAGTAAATGACCTTAGTGTATCAGCAGAATTAGCTGATGTAGTTACTGCATTTAATCCTCTATTATCGAAACTAATTACTGCTGGGATAATGGTTTAGAAACCAACCTAAATAAATAATAAATATATAATAAATAATCTTCTTATATAGTTGTATGAGAGGATTATTTATTATATATTTGCATGTTATATAGCTATGAAAGTATGAAAAAATATATAATAATAGGCTTAGTTATATTGGCAGCTATTTTGGTGGCAAGTATATATATATTATACACTAGTAATAGAAATCTAAAGGAGGAATTAGAGATAGTTTCCTCTAATCAAAAGGCCTTTATAGCTGAAAATTCAGCATTAAAGGATGAAAATATAATGTTTAGATTAACTGTAGAGCAGTTAAAACAATATAATGATTCTATTCTTATTAAGATGAATAATGTAAAGGAGGAGCTTAAGATAAAAGATAAAAACCTTAAACAAATGCAGTACCTTCTTTCTGAGGCTCAGAAGAAAGATACTATTATGTTTAGGGATACTATTTTTAGTAGTCCTTCTTTAAATATTGATACTATTTTGGGAGATCAGTGGTATAAGCTGAGCTTAGGACTTAGATACCCTAATACTATCATTGTTAATCCAAGTTTTATTAGTGAGAAATATATTGTAACTAGTTATAGGAAGGAGACTATTAATCCACCCAAGAAATGTTTTATAGGCAGATGGTTTCAAAAAAAGCATAAGATAGTAGAAGTAGAAGTTGTTGAGAGGAGCCCATACATAGAGAATAAAAAACAAAGGTTTGTAGAAATTCTAAAACAACATTAATATGATTGATGTAGGTATCCTAATTACCGGAGGTATTGGTTTAGTCTCAACAGTAGTAAGTGGTTGGGCATCATGGTTCTTTACTAGAAAGAAATACAATGCTGAAGTGGACTCTAATGAGATAGAAAATTTAAAGAAATCGCTTGAGTTCTATGAGAGTATTGTAAAAGATAATAATAAAAAGCTTCAGTTTTACATTGACTTAGCTGAGAATAATAGGATTGAGGTATATAGATTAACGGGAGTAATACATAGGCTTCTCAATAATTCATGCCTTGATAATGGATGTATTAAAAGAATGTTTTATACGGAGGAACAGATTAGGGATATTCTAGGTGACGTTGCTCCACATATAGATGAAGAAGATGCAATTAAAGCTTGAAAGAAAATATTTTAAGAAAGGGTACACGATAGGAAATCTATATATCAACGGAGAGTTCTTCTCTAATACTCTTGAAGATGAGAATAGAGATTTGAATAAAAATGGTAAGTTTGATAATGGAGAATCTAAAGTGAATTCAGAAACATGTATCCCATTTGGAACTTATAAGGTAGTAGTTAGCATATCTCCAAGATTCGGAAGAAAGCTTCCTAGATTATTAAATGTCCCTTCTTTTGAAGGTATATTAATCCACAGAGGAAATGAGGCGAAAGATACTTCTGGGTGCATTCTTGTAGGAGAAAATAGAGAACCAGGTAAAGTACTTAACTCAACTAGATATGAATTAAATTTAGTTAAAATTCTAGAAGCTGCTATTGCTAAAGGAGAAGAAGTTACAATCGAAATTATTTAATTGTTTAATCTTTTAATATTTATGTTATGGCAAAGAAATGTGGAGGTAAGAAAAAAGGTAGAGGTAAAAGAATGTAATTTAGTTAAACCTATTTGATACGGCAAAGAAAGCAAGAGGAAGGAGAAAGCCTAACACTATTGTAGCAGGCTTGTCAAAGAGTAGGAGATATAGTGATGGAGGGAAACTTAAGAAGTAAGTTATATAAAGCTGAAATAGCTTTAATCAAAGCACTGCCTTTTCTATTGGCAGTGCTTTATTTGATAGCTACTATATTAGATTATTATATGATGAGTAGTACTATAATAAACTATATAGCATTGGGAATAGTGTATGTATTTATCTATATATCTTCTTATGTATTCAAGTTTTGTGAATACCATAGGATGCCTATTCATTATATAGTATTAATTAATCTGTTAAGTATATATGATGTTTACATAGGCATACCATTAGATACATTTAGGTTAATGCAGATGTACGCTATAATAACATGTTTGTTTATATTTCTTACTGTATATTTGTATGTTAAGAATCATAAGAAACCTACTGGTGAAAATAATTGATGATATTGATGCAGGTAACTCAAATATGACAGAGGATGAGGCAATTAAATTAATTGATACTCTGAAAGAATTAACTGATAAAGAGAAGAGATTTAAGTAAATATGCTGCTTGCAGGTATTTAAATATAAGTAGAGCAACTTTTGATAATTATGTTAGAGAAGGTAAACTTCCTAGAGGAAAACATGAAATTGGATTTAAAGAGTTAAGGTGGTCTAGAAAAGATTTAGATAATTTCATCAAGAAGAGTAAGGAAAATCGCAGCTTGCTTAGTAATATCTATAATAAAGTTTGCTAATATGATAAGAAAGAGAGGAAGATATGATAACACAGAAGAAGATTAATATTCCCATCTTTGATTATAAATTAACCATAGTTATATTTGATAAATGGGAAGAAGTGAAGCATCTATTTGATGGTGGTCCAGAACCTAGAGCTATAACAAAGACTAGTTATGGAGCATCTCTTGTGGCAATCAATTCCAAAAAGGAAGATAGTATTGTTCATGAAGCTGAGCATATTAAGAATGCTATTTGGGATTATATAGGTTATACTCCTCAGAGAGATAATGATGAAGTAGATGCCTATCTGATTGCTTATGTTTATAAGAGAATTATTGAAGTATATTCTAAACATGATAAATCATACACTTCCTAATCATAATTTGATATTAGCACTGAGTTATAAATCCATAAATTCCTAAGATGTTATATATTAATATCTTAGGAATTTTTATTTTATGTAGTTAGCAATGATAGGTATTAGTTAATGTTTGATTTATCTTTGTATTCTGTAAGCTTACAAAATCAATATACTAATGTTAACTATTATTCAAAAATTGCTATTATGGAAATTATAGAAAAGCAGGTTGAGAAAGTTAAGGAAGTCCCTTATGGCTATGGATGCTATGATGGCTATGGTTATAATGGCTATGGTAGAAATGTCGTAGGCAAAGCCAATGCTGGCTTAGCATTAGGAATAGTCGGAACAGTACTTGGTGGAGCTGCTCTATTTGGTAATAGGAGAAGTGGCTTCTTTGGTACTGGTGCTAATGGTGAGGGAGCTAATATAGCTATAGCATCTTGTGGTTATGCTGGTAATGGAAGTGTGGCTCCTACTGCATTCCAAGCATGGGAAAAAGAGTGTGAGGATACGTTAGCTCTTCAAAAAGGTCTCTATGATTGGGCACTCGTACAGCAATCTCAGAGATTTGCAGATAGACAAACTCTGAATGCAGAGCTGTTTGGTGTTTGGAAAAGCCAGGTAGATGGGGACTTTGGTCTCTACAAGAGCACTAGAGATGGCTTTGATGCTCTTAGTGCAAAGCAGACTACTGATGCATTTAATCTGTACAAATCTCAGAGAGACTCTGATGATGCCATTCTAAAGGAATTATCTGATCTGAAGGCTCAAGTTGCTATTAATGCTGCCATTAGGCCTTATCAGGATAAGCTGATTCAATGTGAGATTGACAAGGCATTTACTGCTGGTATCAACTATACTGATAGAAAGACCTGCAAGATGATTGAAGGTCAAGTAGTATTGCCTAATACTCCTACTGTAACAGGCTTTGGGAGCTATTGCTGCTGCTGCAACTCCGACTGCTGAGTAATAAATAATAAGGGGTAGAAATACCCCTTATTTAAAATACTAATCTCAAAATTATAAGATATGATTCCAGTAAATCAAGTTATATTAGGGGGAGATCCTCTATTAGGAGGAAGTGTAATAGGAAATAGTTTGGATGAGCAGCTACAATTACTAGAGAGATATAAACAGAATCTAGAAGCTGCTAAGCAAATGAAGCAACAGATTCAACCTGTTTCTCAGTCAGTTCCCGCTCAGAAGTTAATATGGGATGATATTGATGCTGAAGTAGAGCCTATGACGGAAGAGCAAAAAAGCAGACTATTTCAAGATGATGATTATTATGATGATTTTTATATGAAAGGACATGAGAAGTATCCTAATGATTTTGATAGAATGTTTCACTCTGATAATAGAGG